GCATTTCCGCAAACAGCTTGGAGCACGGTTTACTGACTTTGTGCGATTCATAATCACCCTCCCGTCAGAAGCTGGGGGTTTCCCGACTATCCCATTTGTAGGGTTCACATACAAGGGAGGGTCAGATCCTTTAGGGAAATCCCTCTCAGCGATGCACGTCTTAGGCCACAATTCAGGGGATAGGATGTTCAATCGCATGCTTGCTCAGATGTCCGATGACCGTCTTTACAACCCAACCCCGTCTCCTCGCACTTTGTTCATGGACCCTTTCAGTATCCCTCTAAAGAAGCCGGTTACATCAACGGATGGAGTAGCAACAGAGACGATGACAGCCCTGAGGACACAAGTTAAGACACGAGACTTGAAGCAACTCATGAGCGCTGATACAGACAAGTATGTCGATGCACTCGTAACAGCGCTGTCAGAATGTAGGCCAATGAACCCGCTCATTATGCGTGACGTGCTTGACTGCTCCGTTGCAGGCATAACAGACACGGTGAGTAAGATGTTTGTTGCCACCCGGACGTTACAACAAGTCGTCCGAGCGCTTGGCGTTCCGGTAGTGGACAAGGTGCTGCATCTAGAGTCCTCAGGACTTCTGTACATGTATAACCGATTCTCAAACCTACCCAAAGATCCGGCTGCAGTCAAGTCTATTTATCAGCTGACAGTTGAATGTCGGAACAGATGGTATCCTGATTCTGAGTGTCCCATCGTGGGGTTGACTACATACCAGCCGCTTGATTTTGCGGTAAGGCACGGCCGAGAAGGAATTCAATCAGAAGGCGTAACCGTTGTGCTTGTAGCTGACTCCGACCCGCTCGAGACCCGAGGTAGATACGACCCTTATGTAGGCAGCAAGACACGAGAGAAACGTAGTGAGCATGGTTTTAAGATTGTCGGCACAGACTCATCATCTCGAGCAATGAGGAAGTTGCAGTTGATAGCTAGCCAGACCGGGAACGATGCTGTTTTCAAGACAATCCTCGACGTTGTGGGGTGGTCACGCACAAATACGAAGCTCTCTGATCACTCGCACTTGCTCCCAGGTGTGTCGGGTGGAACACTCAGTCATCGATATGCCGCTCGAGCAGGCCATCAAGACGCATACAATATCGGGTCCCCGAACTTTGCGACACATTGTTGTGTGTCGACTGACAACACGGGATATTTGTCGGGAGGAGTTTATGACTATCCTATAATGTTCCAGGAGTTCATACTGTCATCAATGTGGTTGCTCATGACAAGCCATGTAGGATCGAAGCAGCAATTTGGGGCCATCACGATTGTCACTGAAGGGTCTAACCTCCAACCTCTCCCGAATGTAGACATCGTAGGGCCTGCTCGTGCAACGCTACCAGTTCTCCGGTTCCCGACAAACGATCTGGTCTTTATACCAAGTCTCAAGCTCGAACATGTAGCCGGTGCAATATCGCATCCCGCGCTACCAGTGACCGATGACTTCAAGCCCACTCGAGAATTACGGCTCATGGTGCTAGAGGGTTACTTCCGCGCAGCACTTCGGAAAAACAGTATGGGTCGTCAAGTCGCAGATGGGTCCAAGCAGCACTTCCAAGGGTCCACACTGGATATTGCCGAGGTTAGGTCAAATGGACTCTGGCTTATTGCTCAAGCCATCAAGAATGTCATCTTAGATGAAGCGATCTCCAATTTCATGATGACGGATTTGCGGGATATCCGGCGATGGGTGGTGATGAACTACGCTTACAAGCTGATCCGACCTCTGTGCTATGCCGTTACACCGGTGATCGGACATGATATGCTCAAAGAGGACCCAACGGTTGTTCGGTTCAATTTGTTCGATCAGCCTTCTTACAGTGGAGGAGAATTCGCTAGCCACGAGAGATTTTGTGCTATCGTCAACAAACTGGTTCTGAACGGTTTGTCAGGGAACGACAAGCAATACAACCATCGGAGAATCGGAATCTTTACCTCTGATAACAGCAAAGTTCTCTCGGAAACTCTTCTCCAGTGTCTACTGTGTGATATATACATATGGATCAAGACTGGGGTGATGAACAGGACTGATGTTGAACTTGCTCTCTCGAGTCAGCTAATTCCGCGAATTCGATCGCAACATGATGAGGCGACGAGAACTTCGATGATCGTGCGTGCGGCCCGGAATATCTCCTTGATTATCAAGGACAACCATCCGGGTGAGGCTGCAATAGCTGAAAGACTCGGTCGAGGACGTGTTGTGGGGTATAAGGCAACAATTCCAGACCTTCTGA